ATGGGTCATCTTATTCAAAAAGAAGGTCTACCATCCGCAGAAATGCCAAGTTCAAACTTATATCGTAAAGCTTATAAATTTGAAGTTAACCAACTAAGAAGTACAAAAACAGGTGAACTTCATCCCATGCAAATCCTTTTAAATAGAATGATGCTTAACTTTAATCCTGATGCAAAAGGATTGGATGCGTTAAATGTTGGAAGACAAAGTATTTTATCTCATGGCACAGTAAAAGATCTGTTTGAAAATGCTAATGTTAATGGACCATCTAAAATTTTCGGATCGGCTCCAACACAAGGCAAAAAATTAAAGATACTTACATTTGACGTTGAAACTACAGGAGTTACTGAATTCTCAAATGTTAGATCTATGTCCATGGCTGAAATGACCATGGATCATACTGGAAAAATAAGCATGCCAGAAACATTAAGGGATCCAATAACTAAATTAAAGGATTTTCAGTATGCGTTTAAATCACCTCAAACGGCAGGGCTGAGGGTAACTACAATGAATGATGGAGTTCGTCCATTGAGTGAATTCCTAGCAAAAGCAGAAGGTATTCCCTTGTCTGAAATGGGTGAAGGTGGAAAAAATTATCTAGATGCAACTGAAAGATTTTTCAACAAATTATTAGAAGCAGACAGAGTTGCTGGACATAATATAAATTTTGACATTGACAAAATGATTGATACCGCAATAAAACAAGAAGGTTTTGCGCAACACACGGGAATAAATAAAGCTTTTACCGAATTTGCAAAGAGAAGAGCCCAAGGAAATTATGTGATAGATACCTTGGAGGCTACTCGATCACATCTTCAGGGTCAGGTTCAAGAACTCGTTGATGCCGGAAAGTATGCCGACATAAGCGAAAGATCTAAGGCATTTGTTAATAATTTATTTTCTCATGAGATTTTAGCAAGAACCCATATTGGAGGATCTGCATCATACGGTAGCGTTGAAAACATCGCATTGAATACTAATTTATTCGAACTAATAGAAAAAGATGGACAGGCAAACAATTTATTTGATTTGATAACTAAGGGTTCTCACATTGCTGAAACAGACGTTCATTTACAGTCCCATATAGCTAGATATGTTCAAAATGGAGAATTAAAAATACAAGCAATGGCTGAGCATGAAGCTAGCAGTTTGACTACACAACAAGCAATGGCAAAAGGATTGAAGAAAAGTGAATTTGGTACATTTGCCAGATCAAAAATTCTACAGTCTTCCGCTATAACTCCAACAACCAATATAGCCAGCGTTGAACACATGTCTCAGAATGTTTTTAATTATTTAACTACAGCAGAAGGTAAAAAGGGAATATCACTTTCATTATCTGCGGAAGATATTAATCAGAGAGTGGGCGCCAATGTAATTAGCGCAACTGATATGACCAAGAAAGGTATTCTGGAATATACTAAAGGCGATAACGGAATGGGATATCATTTTATCACTGGTGAAGGAAAGCAACTGGTGGATGAAACTCACGCTGGAAATGTTATTGATCAAATACTTAAATCTGCAAGATCAAGAACAAATTTAGGTGATCTTGTTGTTGGAGGGGTAAAACATACTGGCGTAAGAAATTTAGCAGCAGAGGCAATTGTTGACACAAGCATTAGCATTCAAAGAGCTTCAAAAGCTGATGAATTAATTCATATCTCAAGGTCAATGCAAGCCGTAAATGCAAATAGCATGACAGCTAAAGATCTAACTGAAACATTCGGTACTACTTATCGAGAATTTGGTACGGGGCTATCCTATGGAGACCAAATGAGACTCGCGCGAGGTAAGGCCCCAATACAGTCAGTATTTCAATCGGGGTTAAATGATTACAGTTTAAAGCAGGCATCCGATGTAGCAAACGCATTTGCTAAAGTTGGTGACCCATACGCACATATTTTATCTATGGATGACAGAGCATATTCTACAATTATGGCAAATGCAACTGCTAAAATTGGACATGAGGCAAATCGTGCAGGCGCAGCAGCTGGATATACTGCAGAACACATTGCCCACTCTGCTAAATCTAATTTAACAGCAGAATTAGGAATGACATTTTTTCATTCTCAAAAAGAAGTAAAACTTTTAAATGCTCTAGACTCAACTACTGAAATTCCAAAAATGATGTTGCCTCCAGAAATCTTACAAGAAGCATTCAGTAGAACGCAAGCTTCTTTAGGGAAAACCGAAACAACAATTGCGCATACTGGTCTTTCAATAGCCAGAAGGCAAGAGGGTGATACTGTAAATGCGGTATGGTTAGCAGATAGACAAATGGTTCATGATGAAACTAAAATTTTTAGTGGACATCTTCTTGACATTATGGGGGATAAAAATGAAGTTTCAAGAATAACAGGGGTAAAAGAAGCAGATTTTAATGCGTCTATTACTGAAGCGATTAATAATGTAAACGCAGCAAAAAATACTAGCCAAGGACTAACGCCTCATATTGAGTCCATGACTGAAGGGATAATGGATAAAGGAATTATTTTTGGTCACGCAGGCGATGCTTCAGCTGAAATAATATCAAGCCTTGAACAATCTGGAACTCCAATATCTAACGACGTTCTTCTTAATATCAGAACTGGATCAATAGCAACAACTGGGCATACCTCTGATGTTGTAGTTATCAATAATTATATGGATAGAAAAGCAGTAGACATTGCTGGTAAAACAAAAGATTTAGAGAAAGCAGAAGAAGTTATAGTAGATAAAAGCGGAGCTAAATTATCTCGATCAGTTAAAAATGCAAATGAAATAGCTGAAATAATGGGTTCTGATAAATCTACTAATTTAGCAATAACAAAAAATATTCGTCGAGGTAAATCTGGTCTTGAAATCAATAAAATGGCAGAGTTCTACGCATCCCATAAAGCAAAATTGGGATATGGCGCTTTAGGAGTGGGTGTAGCTGCAGCTGGTTACTATATGTATAAGAAACATAGAGAAAGACAACTGTACAACGAAACGCTAGATAGGCAGCCTACTGAAAGGGCAATTACTACAGATCAAATGGAAGATTCAAGTAGGGCATTCAGCCAAGTTTCTTCTTTTAGAAAAGATCCATTAGCTACCGCTGGAGTTGTAGGAAATCTAGATCGAGCAAAAATTGGCCATACTCAAATGGGCCCAAATAAATATAATCATCTTTTTGGAGGATAATTAAATGCCAGGCATGGGAATATTAGAATCATTAGGTAGAGGAGTTTCTCATCTTGGTTCACGTAAAGGATCTTTATTAGCAATTGGCGCAGTCGCCGGATTAGCTGGTTTTGCAAAGAAAGCTGGACCAGCTGCACGTGATGCAGTGTTAGATGTTGGCTTAGGCGATCCTAATGCAGATCGATATTTTACTGGATCTAAGTTTTCTGGAAGATCACTATTGGGCGCTGGTATTGGTGGCAATTTGGGTACTGCTGTCCAAATGACTAATCCTGGAGATTTCATGAGAACACATCCAATGATTCCAGGGCCCGTACCTACGGGATTAGCTGGCGGATTTGCTGGAGGGGTTTTAGGTACAATGGCTGGGGGTATTATGGGAGCTAAAAAAGGAGTTGGAGGAATGTTTGCGGGCGCATTTGCTGGAGCAGCCTTAGGTGCAGGGGTGGGAACAATAGCCGGAATGGCAGTTCCCGCAGCTGCAGCAATGCATTATATGAAATCAGATAATCCAGACTTTTTTTCAAACTCTCCATATTCACAAAAGGGAACTAGACAGATGATGAATGACTTAGGCGCATCTGGAGATGTAGTTCTCGGAATGCATAACTCCAGAAGAGGCTATTAACAATGGCAGTCATGAGAGAGCAAGTAATGCAAGAAGCTATGGACATGTCTGGCGTTCAAGCACCATTAGCTATGCGAATGATGGAAAATATTCCAGGTATTGCTACTTCAGTAGGATTCAGCACTGCAAGAGGAACTAATACCTTAATGCGTGGCGGATTCATGGACTATAAATATGCAAAAGGCTCACGCATGGCTAGTAAATTTAGGCTTATGGATGAAGCTGGTGTACTTTCCGAAAGAAGTGCAGCTAACTTCATAGGTGGAGGAAGAATAGCTGGTGGAAGAGGCATACTAGGTAGGAGAGCTGCTAGATTAAGTACCGAAAGCACTAAAGTTGGTAGAATTAGTAAACTTGTTGGAGCAGAATCTGTAGAAAAAGCTGGATGGCTACGTGGTGCTAGAGTTAATAACATCACAATGAGACCTAGAGCCTTAGGTAGATTCCACTCATTAAGCGTCTTCAAAGAAAGTGGTACATATACCCCATTCGGTGCAGCCCATATAATGGGTAATAGTAAATTTGGTAGAAAAATTGCAGCAAATGCAGGAGTCGACCCTGCTGCCGGAGGATCTGCATTTGGTCCAGGCCTACTTTCTTTCATCACAGCTGGTAGAAAAACAGACCTACTAGAAAGAAGTGGTTCTAGAAGAGCCGCTAAAAAATTAGCAACGGTAGATAGAAATATTGGAAGTTTAGCTAAAATGAATAATCCGGGCATTGTTGAAGAATTAAAAATGGGAAGGTTTTTGAAAAAAGATACAGCAGAAAGAATTATGCAGAGTGGAGCACTCAAAGACACTGGCATGAGCATCGGGAATGCCGCGGGTAGATATAGTTTAATGGGTGGATCATATGCAGATAGATCAATGTTAGGTTTAACCGGAAACGCCTTAAAAGTTGAAGGTAAAACAATTGTAGGAGCGAGTGAATCAACCATGGGAGTTAGAGGAAATCTTATGGCATCTTCTGTATCTGGAGAAGCAACTAGATATATGGCTGGTTATTTCAGAGGAGCACAAGGATTTGCAACTCGATCAGGTTTAGAAGGAAAAGCTTTAACAGGAGCACAAAAAGCAGTAGCTCATATGACAGAAGCTTTGGGTGAAAAACAAATAGCGGGCAAGGTTGGTATGGAAGCAGCACAGCATGTCTTAGAAAATGGTGTTTTCAAAGAACTTGGTGGAAAAGGAGTCATGGAAGCATTGGGTTCAAAAGCTGGCATGAAAGTTCTTGGAGCCAGAGCTGGAGCAATGGCTATACCTGGACTTAACGTAATTGCTACAGCATCTTTAGTATATGATTTAGGTAAGATGGCAGGAGAAGTTGTTAAGAGCGGTATTAACTTAGCTAAAGACGCTGGAAAATCTTTGCAAGGAGATATCAATAAACCTTTATTTGGCATGGGATATAAGGATACAGAAGCAGCAGCAACTTCAAGATCACGAGGAGTAATGGCTATTCAAAACTCTAGATTAAATGCAAGAAGTATGCTAGGATCAGAGGGTGCTATGATGGCTGCCCACTATGGATGATTTATGACTATATCAAGTAAGACAAAACAATTTAGAGAATCTTTAGAAGCCCTGTCAAGGGAAGATCTTCTTGAAATAATTAAAGCACAGGATCCTGAATTAATAAAGCAAATTAATAGAATTGAATGGGTTTTTGAAAATAAATTAAACCATTTATCTTGGAATGATGGAACACCAGTATTAAATAGGCAATTAACTAATCAAGAATTATCACTTCTTATAGATGAACCATTTGAATTAGATAAAGAATTATTAGCTGCGGGAATTAGTTCGGAACATCAAAGGCAACTGCATGTTGCAAAAGATTCTGTTGTTTGGGCAAAACAATTTTTGCAAGCAGATCTGAGAGTATATCAAATTCTCATTTTGCGAGACCCATCTTTGAGAAAAGTTCTTAGAGCAGGTCGTCGTCTTGGCAAAACATTCAGTCTTGCAATACAATTGCTACACTATAGCTATACTCATAAAGATGGAAGATCATTAGTTATCGCGCCAATGAAAACCCAGGTAGAACTTATCTACCAGGAAATTTTAAGAATATCCGCAAAGAATGAAGTAGTAACTAATTCTATTACTAGAAAAGTTACTAGCCCGCAGTTTATGATTCAGTTTTCTAATGGATCAACAATTAGATTCTTCACTTCTGGTATGAAGTCCGGCGGAAGGAGTGATGTTGCTCGTGGTCAAGAAGCACATCTTATTGTTCTTGACGAAATGGACTATATGCATGCGGACGATCTTGACGCCTTATATGCCATGCTCCAGAAAACTGCAGAAGATCAACCTGACAAAGTAATGATCGGCGCATCTACTCCAACTGGTCGTAGAGAAAGATTCTGGGAATGGTGCAACAGTGCAAGGTTTAAAGAGTTTTGGTTTCCTTCATACTGTAACCCATTTTTCAGTAAAGAACAAGAAGAAGAATTTAGAGAACAATATTCTTCTAGTGGATATCGACATGAAATAGAAGCTGACTGGGGAGAAGACTCAGAAGGAGTTTATCCAAGAAAGTTTATCGACCGTGCATTTGTTGCACCATCGTGGAAATATCACCCTGAAATTATGTCTGCCAGATCATTCCATGTTATAGGGGTAGACTGGGATAAATATGGAGCTGGTACAAATATAGTTGTTTTAGAAGTCTGTGCTGACAACTATGAGGATCCAAGATTCAGAGGTAAGGTCAGACTTTATTATCGTGAAGAAATTAGTAAGTCAGAATACACGCTTACGCGCGCGGTAGACAGAATCATTGAACTTAATCAAATTTTTAATCCTAAGCACATATATGTTGACCGTGGATATGGGGAAGTTCAAGTAGAACTTTTGAGAAAACATGGCGTAGAAAATCCATCTTCAAAAATGAAAGAAAGAGTCAAGGGCATTGGATTTGGTGAGTCTATAGAGGTTCGAGACCCTTATACTAAATTAATGATTAAGAAAGAAATGAAACCTTATATGGTTGATAATCTTCGTCAATATTTGGAACGTGAAAATATACTATTTCCTGAAGATGATGAAGAAATGTATCTCCAGTTAATTTCATATGTTGTAGTGAGAATGACCAGTAGTGGTAGACCGGTCTTTGAAGCGGGTGGATCAGCCGTAGACCATGCCCACGATGCCCTAATGTTAGCCCTATTGGCTATTACCCAAAACTATGGAGATTTTGCTAGAACTAACTACGCAGATAAGACTCAATCATTTTCTAATGAGTTTTTTATGACTAAACCTGGTACTAAAGATGATGAAGAAGAAAAGAATCCCAGTAATTTTATCACTGGAAGAGTTCAAGCTTTATCTACTGGGATGAGTCGAAAGAAGAACTCTAGTGGTCGAATTTCTAGAAAGATGTTTTAAGGATTATTATGTCTATAAACAATATCCAAAGTTACTCAACTGACGCCAAAGAGATATACGCAGATTATAAATTTGGCGATACTTTCTATAGGGATAAAGCCCCTGCAAATCAAATCCCACCTCGTTTAGCTGGACTTCTACCTAACGCTTCAGATTATAGTTTTAGAACAGATTATTATATTCCATTAGATTCTGTAAAACAACAAATATTAAATTCTGAAAATATCCTAGCTGCAACTAAAGATAATATAGAAAATAATCTTTTAAGAAAAATTTATATTAATCCATATCTTGATCCAGATCTTGAAGAATCACATTTTAGAATTTGGGACGAATCATCTCCCCTAATGAATATTCCAGATAAAAAACAAAAAACTGTTTTTCGTACTCAAGTTATAGAAGATAATATAGAAACAATTCCAACGATAGTTGATGATATTAATACAGTAGCTAAAGATAATCCACCAAGGTACATCTGTTTTGATGAGTACTTATTTGCCGAAAGACACGCCTCTACCGCAGGAAGGAGATTAGTTAATGAATATGATCAAGCTGTAGCTCAAGCAACATTCTCATATTTCTATCAATTAAGAAAATTATTAAACTTATTTTTAAATGAAATTAGTTATATTAAAAATTCACTACTACTTGATTTTGGGGATGAATATGAAAATCCAACACAGCAACAAATCGCGTTACAATATGACACATGGGGGAAAATCGCAGTACATTATTCGCAACGGATTGCAAAAACAATCGTTTCAAAGCCAGGAGAAATACCCAATGCCGAACTGGATAAGATATCTAAGAAGCAAGCCGCTCAATTCCAAGCTTTTTTTGCGATTAGACTAAACGCAGTTGACGCTGAAATTAATGATCAAATAGCTTCCCTAAAAAGAGATCTAATAGATAATTGTGAAATCTTCTATAGTAGATTTGTTAGTCCATCCTTGAGAATATCTAAAGATATATCTAATCCATTAGAATTTGATTATTTAACAACTAAATTTTCCAAAGATAATCCAATTTTATCTGGAGAATTAATAGTTGCTACTAATTTAATAAAAGGTAACTTTGCTTCAATCCACGCAGACTGTATGCAAAGATTCGAAATGATGTCTGCACGCGTAGACTCTATGATGTCTTTAATTCACGAAAAAAGAAAGTATGCAAATTACATTTCTCAATTAGGAAATAAATCAGTGCAGAAAAGACAAGTACTACAAACAGTCGAGAACGATCTATATTCTTCATTATTTAGAAATATATATAGCAATACTAATAGAAATAATACATTCTTATCTAGTCATTCCAAACTTGATGGCCTATTAGACGATGATCATCCTCAGTATATATTAAAAGATAAAGGAAATATTACTGGAGATATATTCGTAAAAGAAGGAATTACTATAGATGGAGTTGATCTGAGTGAGCACGCGCACACTGGATCAGATGGTTCGCATCGAATTAAATCTACCGATATTGACTATGAAAACATTAGAGCACTCAACGCGACTCAAAATTCATATGCAGTTAAACCTCTATCAGTTACAGTTGATGGATTTATATCTGACATAATTCCTGGCGGAGTTCCAGTATTTGATACAGTTATTTCTATTGAAGTAGACGACGCCACACTAAATACTCATGAATATGAAATTCTATATACGGAAGTAATTTAATATGACATGGTTTAAATATTTTAAACAAGGAGAATCCACAACTTATTCTTATCCGCTCGTTAAAAGAACTATCAACAAGTTCACGCCTAATGATAAAATATTAAAAGATACATGGCTATTTATAGATGTAACTGATCTGGAAATAGAAAAATATTATAATAGTTCTTTAGATCTCTTAGAAGATCATTCTTCATATCTAGTAGTATATGAAACTATTGGGTCAGACTCTGGAATGGTTCCAGTAAATAATATTATTAACAATGATACGTTATATTTTCAAGCAGCCGAAGATCATGAAGCAGACATAGAAACAATAAGTCAATATAGTATATATTATAAAACTGGAAACTTACGATATGTTAAATTATTGAGCTCTGAAGATTACCAGGTCACATCAGCAGAGCAAGCTCAGTTCAATTCATTATTTACTGAAGTAGATATAACTGATTATGACGTTGTTGCTGGATCGGAGTCATCCTATAACTTTTCTTTTATAAATCCAAATCTCGATTGGAATAATGGTCTTTCCTCAAATCCAGGTTCAAAATTGTATTTAACTTTTACAGGACCAAGCATACAAATATATGGCAATAAAGGACCTGATTATGGAAAGTTTAAACTTAAATTAACTGGTCTGCAAAATGTAGAGTTTCCAAATATGGCCCTAGAACTTGACTGGATAGTAGTGGATTGTTACAATACAACATTGCAAGAAAATGTTATTTTATACGAAAATAATGATTTAAATTATAGAGATTATAATTTAGAACTTCAAACAATTACCGATAAAAATATTATATCTTCTGGAAATAATATTAAAATATCTTCTTATTCTTTTAGTTATAATTTATACTTAAGTATTAATAAAGAACAAATTAGTGATCAAGCAGTTTTTGTATCCATAGGTGGAATCAGATAACATGGCTATTATAAAAAAGAAAATAGAAAATTTAAAACCTGGAAAAGAATACGTTCTTACCGTCAGGGCTAAGAACTCTGATTTAAATGTTCTTTCTGATTATTCAGACACTATTAGATTTCAAGTACCAACCGACGCAACAACACCCTCTGCACTAACTAATCTTAAACTCTATGCTGGTTTAGAAAATGTTATGTTTGTTTTTGATTATAGTCAAGATCTAGACGTAAGAAAATATGAATATGAATTATATGAAAATTCCAATATGTCTGATGAAGATGGCCCATTAACTGGTTTTGCTGACGCCAACGTATTTACTGTCAGAGTAAGTAATCTCCAGTTAGAAGAAGATGGTGGCGGGCTTGCGCCTTTTTGGGGTAGAGCAAGAACTATCGACACAACTGGAAACGTAGGACCGTGGACTTCATTGGTCCAAACTGACCCACACACTCCCTTAATCGACAATCAATATATTGGATCTTTAACCGCCTCAAAAATAACTGCCGGAACAATTGGGTCTCATACCATCAATCTTAATGGAGCGAACTCCATTATTCAATCAACCACTTACCTGGACACTTCAGGTACACAAGGTTGGCAGATTAGAGGAGATGGTCATTTTAGTTTGGGCGGACCAAATGGAATTACTTACGACAATGATAGTATATCAATTGGATCAGATGTTTCCGTAACAGCGACTTTATCCGCAGATAGCATTACAGTGGGAACTGCCCCTAATCAATTAAAGATTAATGGAGCTATCAACGGTGGTAACGGTGGCATGACTATTGGTGACCCAACATACAACTACTGGTACTCTAATGGTCAGTTTAGAACTGGAAATGCAACTAACTATGTTTTATGGAATGGCACATCATTAACAATAAGAGGTACCCTGCAGTTTGCAGATGGATCAACCCCTGGGACATTTGATAATGGTGATGCGATTACTGGTGGATCAATTGCAGGACTAACTATAAGTTCTACAAAAATGTATATTGGAACAGGAACTTTCAATAATGCGAACACAGCGTTCTATGTTGACAACGTTGGTCAATTTTCCTTAAAGGATCAATTGAGTTGGAATGGAACTACTCTAACTATTGGCGGTACTGCAGCAACAAGTTTAATTACTGGGGGACAAGTAAACTCTAATGTAACTGCAATTAGTGGTGGAGTCATTACTACTGGAACAATTAATCTAGGTGTTGTAAATGTTCAAACTGGATCTTCTGGAGCAAGACTGCAAATAAATTCAACAGGAATAAAAGCATATAATGCGTTAGGAACCAATACTGTTTCAATAGGTTCAGATGGCATAGCATCTTTTACTGGAGTAATAACTGCGTCATCTGGATCAATAGGTGGCTGGAGCATCGGGGATCCAGGAGGATATGGCGGTAGTATATATGCAGGGTCTGGGGCAACTTTATCATTTATTTCTCCAACTGGAGTAGCTTGGTTTAGTGGTGGAGTTGTTACATCAAGTATTAATGGTTTTAGTGCTGGCGTGACAACTAATGGTGGAGCTTTAAATACTATGATTTTAAGAAATATCAAATATGGTAGTGGAAGGCCAACTGATGGCGCTATTGGAGATATATATCTTTCTTAGGATTTTATTATGACTATACAAATTAAAACAGGAGCTGGGGCAAATGACTGGACAACTGTAACTAATCCACAAATTAAAACAGGACCAGGAGGTAACGATTGGGCAAGTGTTAATAAAGGAGAAATTAAAACTGGTGCGGGAGCAAATGATTGGTCAACTTTTTATTCAAGAATAACTAATACCAATCCAACTTTTAGTTTTGTTAGTGCAACTCCAACCTCCGTAACAGTAAGAGTACAAACGTCAAGTTCCGAAAATAAAAGAGTCTTTGCCTATCGGACAAATGATTCAGGAAACTTTCAGAGTAGCCCAGCTTCACCGACGACTAGTGCAATAAATCAAACATTTACCTTTTCTACTTTGAGCCCAGGAACTTCGTATAATTTTTCAGCCTATATTGCATTCTATGACTTAGCGGGCCAGTTTGTTGAATTTAGCACAGTACTGACACTAGATGCCTCAACAATATCATACTCAAAGACAACGCCAACAACACCAACCAACACAGGGACAATTAGTTCCACAAAAATATCATTTTCATCTAGCTCTAGCGCCAACTATTCAACTAACGGAGTTACTGCGTATATCAAATTTGACTTATACATCTATGGCGGAACTACGCCTGTCCAAACAGTTAATAGCAGCATTCTCCCCTTAGATGATACAACTGCTTCTAGAACTGTTCAATTTACTGGTTTGACACCAAATGTAACCTATTACTGTACGGCAGCAACGTATTATGCGTCTCCGATAAACTCTTATAGTACTTATAGTTCTTTTTCTAGCGGAACTGCTACTTATCCATTCCACAAGGCGCAAGTGCCCTTTAAGATTGCTGATTATACTTCAGATACCAATTTAGCCATACTTACTGATATTAATGCATATAATAACGGTAATGCAAAAATTCAGTGGGAATGGCAATATAGAGCTAGGGGCGGTATTACCTGGCTAGGTACAACTTCATTCTTTGGAACTGAAGTTGTTACCGGAACTAGTACAAGTTATTATGGACAAAATTTTTCTGTTATTCAATCAAGAGAATACCGATTTAGGGCAAGGGTTTATTACGAAACTATCGTAGAGTATGGGGACTGGAGTGATTGGTCTGGCGCAATAAGAGGGAAAACATGGACTTCCCATAATACCGGCTGGATATCAGCCAGTAGTACAACATCGAGTTCTAACGCTTCAGGATACACCTCTTCCATGGGTTCGGACGGAAATCAAGGTTCAATATGGTTCTCTTATCCTTATCATACAGAATACGGAACTAGTACCAATTATCAACCAATAACTTTTTTTCAACGAACTGCTGGTTTTGCCACAAACCTATATTACTTAAACTCCAATCATGCAATTGAGGCTGGAAGACCATCAGTATCTACATCAATTTCCAGTTTAAGATATGGAGTTACTTCTTTATCAAGAGATACAACACAATCGGCATATGTTGTCCTGACATTAGACTCCGCCACCAGATGTATACTACAGTTTGCCGATGAAGTTAGGATTTCGGGAAGTAGTAATAGTGCATTTAACCAAAATTACTTAGTATATTCCGCTTCTGGAAGAACAGTTTATTTAGCTCCAACAGGAACAACACCAGGTAACTGTACTAGTTCTTCTGGAGGTACTTTAATAGTGAGTACTACGGCTGGAAATAGTGTTAGCGTTTTTGGCGGAACTAGTGACTATACATCAGCAGCAGATAACTACTTCACAAGAATAGATGGTGATTATGGGGCTGATGTTCCGTTGTCTGTAGCAACCGGTCAAGCATCTTATGTTGTCACAACATCCAGTAAAGTATCATCCAGAGTGACAGAATCATTCTCGGCAAACTTCACTCCGTCATTACCCACTGGTTATAGAAATGCAAAACTATATCAGTTCTCCATTAGAGTTGGCCCTACCGCTACCCCCGCATTATCTAATATAGTTGTTGACGGAGTTTACTATGGGAATCTAGGCAGTAGGACAGCATATCAATCGACTACAATAACTCCAGATGTTATTAATGATCCACCATATAACATAGCTTTCGATATAGATTCCGCTTATTATTCAGGCGATGGATTATACTATGCTACAGTAACAGAAGTGCAAGTATATATAACCTATGAAACACTGGATGATTAAAAAAAATGAAATATGTAACGTTTTCTCAATATAAAAATAATATAAATATATATGAAACTTTAGGCATTTTTTTTCCGTCTAGTGATAAGACATTTTTTTTACTTGATTCTTATTTTGGTCAATTATCTATTTCTAAAGTTAATGATGATTTTGATTTTTCAAATTTGACAGAAGAATCAATTAATTTTTTTAATATTAAAATTCATTCAATTGAAGAATTAAGAGAATTTGTAAACAGTAACTCTGATTATCCACTTCAAGTCATGAATGGAACTAGAGATGTATTTAATATTAGTACGGCCCCCCCGTTTGATGAGTTGAATGGACATACCGATCCAGAAATTATGCCCCATGAACAATGGGTATGGAATCAAGATAAAGGGCATTGGGCTCCGCCAAAAGAAAAGCCAGCTCTGTCTCCAGATTTTAATTTAACATGGAATCAGAATAGATTAGATTGGGATATAGCATTGTCAGGATATCCGGATAATAGAATGATTAGATCATTTGCACTATGGAATGCAACGCCAAAAGTAAATGGAGAGATGTATGCAGAAGTTTGTTCAGCCAATAATTTTATGATGCAGAGCATGCAGGAACTAAATAATAGTGATAATTTCATGAAAGAACAAATTGAATATGGAAAAGCTATCGCTGAGTCAGGCAAGTATCACGGAAGATTAATTACTATGTTAGACCTATGTCCTCATGCATTTGTCATGTATCATGAATCGATTCCTGAGTATGTAGAAAATGGTGGACATCTAACGTGGAAGAAGCATCCTCATATTGAAGCTCGAACAATTCATGAATTATTTAGAATAATCTTAGAATGGAACTGGGCTTATCTAGAATTACAAAACAGAGAACCAGCAGCTTTGCTATCTCATGAGGTTGTTATGGCATTGGAAATTCCTCAAGAAATTATTGATGAGATAATGTCATTAACTCCACAAACTTTATCTAAATTTATATTTAGTGATTCAACAATTCTGGAAGAAGATCATTTAGACCCTGAATGTCCAGAGGGTTTTAAGTATTGGATTATGGATAAATATAAAAAATTTCCAAGAAGAGAAAAAGATCAGGAACTCCATATTAAGGTGTAACTCATGAAATATATTAGTTTTTTAAAAGAAAATCAAGGAATTAGCATTTACGATATTGCGGGAGATTACATTACTTCTTCTGATCGAATTATTCTTGAAACGCGCGATGGAATAACTATATCTCAAGTTGATAGTAATTTTAAGATTTCTAATCTAAAAAAAGAATCAATTAACTTTTTTGATATTAAAATTTATACTTTAAAACAATTAATCACATTTCTCAATACTCAAGCTAGCATTGAAGCTCATGCTATAGGGGAAAATTCAGATATTTTAACAATATCATATTCTTCTGTAAATCATTTACTGGATAATAAGGATCAAGAAAAACAACCGTACAATAATTGGGTTTGGAACAAAGATATGAATTGTTGGAGACCTCCAGTTGAAGAACCCAAACTTTCAGCAGAATTTTTATATTCATGGAATCAAAATAGACTTAATTGGGACATCGAATTAAAAAATCCATGCGAAAGAAAATATAGAGGTTTTTTGCTATGGAGAGCAGTTCCAACATATAGTGAAAGTTTTTATGGTGATGTTTGCTCTAATAATAATTATATGATTAAAAGTTTTGAAGACATAACTCATGGAACAATGGATTTTATGTCTAAAACAATTTCTAATCATGGAATACAAAGACTAGATGATAATCCCTTAGGTAAATTTAAGATTGTAACTAGACATGAAACAGTTTTAGATTTAGCGCCACATGCAATTATTACATACGATGAAATAGATAGAGATTACATAGATCAATTTTCAAAAGAAGATTCAAAAAGTCTATGGGCCATACACCCACAATGCATAGGGTCTACCTTAGAAGAGCTTTTTAGACTTATAATAGAGTGGGGTTTAGCTTATTCTGAATTTGGAAATAGAGAACCAATAGCAGTGATTAGCGACAGAGTCCTCAGGGCGATACAGATGCCCTTAGAAGTAAGAGATGCCCTACTTGAGATACCCGCACAAACAGTTGAAAAGTATATCAAGAATGATCCAACACTACTTATTAAGGATTGGGAAGACCCGGTAGTTCCAGATTTTGTTCAACACTGGATAATGGATATGTATCGTATATACTCTAAAAGAATTAAAAATCAAGAAGTATATATTAACACTCTCCCAGATTCATATCCTATGTGATATAATAGTTGTTTAGGATTTTGACGAAAGGTGAATATGGACGATCTAGATATTAATATCTTGGTTCAAACATTCAGCGAAAAAATTGGTCAATTAACAACTGATTTAGTGGTAAAAGAAGCTACAATTAAACAGTTGAACATCAAGATTGCCAATCTAATCGCTACAATGCAACCAGCTAAAACAGAAAAAACAATTAAACAAACAAAAACAGACAACTTTGAGTGAGGTAAATAAAATGTCAGAAGAAACAACTGAAATAATTGAAGAAATTCAAGCAACTGATCCAGTAGAAGCCAAGGAATTCGCAATTGAAATTAAAATTTCAAACGCAAATCTCCAGTACAGAAGCGATTTTAATGAAGCAGAGACAATTTTTTGGATTGAAGCTGTTAAAAATATCATTATGAAAAACGCTTTTGATAAAGCTAATCTTGACACTAACTGATTAACTTATAAAAAAACACCACTTTAGCTACTATTATATATAGTTTTCGTATTGGAGAGATACATGGCAGTCTTTGACTATTTGCCGTTTAGGCAAGTTGATAAAAATAATAATTTTACAGCCAAGGCATTAGATGGCGAAGAGATTAGATCAGTTAGTAGATCGATGAAAGTCGCATCGTTAGCTCTTGGCTTTCAAGGTAATACCTATTTTTTCAGTAAAAGATCTACATTTGAACCCTCTCCATATGATTTCTATAGGATCATGCAGGCAGCTGATACTGATTCCTACGTAAAGCAGGCCTTAAATAAATATAAGGAATTATTCTGGAAAGAAAATTGGAAAATTGTAGGTGAGAATCCGGAAGCAATTTCCTACTTATATCAAAGAATAGATTTTATGGAAATGGCTATGAAACGTCCTTTCTTAGATTTTTTAATAGAAGTTACAGATCATCTTTTTAAATATGGAAATGCCTTTATAGTTAAAGCTCGTGGTGATATATCTGAGTATTTCCCAACTCCTTTGGAGGGGGTTAATACAGATCAACCCGTTGTTGGATATTACCTAATACCTACTGAACAAGTAAGAATTCTAAGAGATAAACACAACAGACCCCAGAAGTATCAACAGCGTACAGATCCGCTTACCTATATGCCGACGGATCGTGATCCTGTATGGACGGCAGATAAAGTCATTCATGTCTATATCGACAAGAAAACTGGTAGGGCATTTGGGACACCATTTATAGAATCAGCTTTGGATGATATTGTCGCTCTTCGACAAATAGAAGAAGACATTCAAAACCTAGTGCATAGAGAATTATTCCCATTATATAAATATACGATAGGAACCGCAGATCAACCAGCAGAACCCCATGAGATAAGTACAGCTGGGGAAGAATTAGAAAATCTTAGAGCAGAAGGTGGATTAATTCTACCTTTCCGTCATAACATAGAAGTTATTGGTGCTGCAAATACAGCACTCGACGCCTCCAAATATCTCGATCACTTCAAGGAAAGAGTTTCTGTTGGCCTGGGTGTGGCACCTCATCATTTGGGCATGTCAATGGGTGGTGGAAATAGATCCATGACAGATAGATTAGATACAGCTCTTTATGATAAGGTTAAACAATATCAAAAGCTTTTCTCTGAAATGGTAAGAGTTCATTTATTCAATGAACTTCTACTTGAAGGTGGATTTGATCCTATGACTAATCCACTTGAAAGTGGCGTTTCAGATCGTTGTTACTTTAAGTTTAACGAAATAGATGTCGATACTCAAGTCAAAAAAGAAACTCATACTATTCAAAAGTTTGCAAGTAATTTAATCGGATTGTCTGAAGCAAGAATGGAATTAGGCATGGATGCTGAGCATGATCCGAAAGACTTTTATGCCGCTATTCAAGCACAGATTCAGATAGATATGAGTAAAAGGCAGACGGAATTAAATGCCTCGTTGAAGTCTAAAGACGCTACCATGAACGCGGACAAACAAGACCCTGCGCAAAAGGGCCAAAGAAATCTTCCTAATAAAAGAAAAGGTGCGGGTAATGTAATACGCCCAACCAATCAACAGGGAAGAAATACATCGGCAAATATTAGAAGATCAGATAATGCCTGGTTGACACTAGTTGAAAATGCGCTTGAATCAGAGTATACTATAGTTTATACAAATGATGAAAAGGATGAAATAAATGTCGAAGAAAATGACAATAAAGAATGACAAAATATCAGAATATCTAGGAACGGAAGACGCTGTCAAAGGTCTAGGAAAAGTTGTAGATAATGGCCAAACTAGACTAGCCCTTGAAGTAATTTTTGATATTATTACTCAGTTAATTGATAGAATCACCGAACTTGAAGAAACTTTATCTACTCAAGAAGATTCTTCGCCCACACCTGCTCCCGCGCCCGTGCAAGACAAGCCAGTCATGAAAGTGAAAGAAACTACTACCGTAGTATCAGAGGAAGAAAAAAAATAATTCATGAAACTTTTGATTGGAACTCCAATGTACAAAAGATCTTGGATTCTTCCACATTGGATACGCTGCCTAATAAATCAGTCAGTTAATTTCAAGGAAATTGGTTTTGTTTTTGAAGTCTCTCCAGATGATAAAGAAACAATAGCTTCATTAGAAGCTTGGAAAAGATTCGATAAAAATATACCTTACTTTGAAATTAAAGTAAGAGAAGATATTCCTCATTTCGAACATTCAAATAATGGAAGACAGTGGAACATATCTAAATATGTTAATATGGTTTCTTTAAGAAATTCATTGTTACAGACAGTACGCGATGTCCAGCCTGATTATTACTTTAGTTTAGATTCAGATATTTTATTGACAAATCCAAATACAATAGAGTTATTAATAGCTCATATTAAATCTGGAGCAGATGCAGTCAATCCCCTTATGTTTATGACACCGATTGGAACATTGTATCCAAGTGTTATGGACTGGAGACAAGATGATCCATCAAAAGCTTATAGAAAAGAAAAATATGAACTTGGAAAATATTTTCAATCAGATGTAATCATGGCTGCAAAAATGATGAGTAAAGATGTATATAATAATATATCCTATAATGTTCATCAACAAGGCGAAGATGTAGGCTGGTCATTAGCTTGTAAACAAGAAAATTTTAAGCTATACTGTGCATCGTATATTTACGCTCCACATATTATGTCAGAAGTATTTTATCAATCATTTCTCCAAAATGGAGATGATAGATACGAATCTTTATCAGACAACTATGCTAAAGTCTGATATATTCATATAAATTTGTTTAATGTTATAAAAATAAACTTACTATATAAAAAAGAATTATACATCAATAGGTGATTTACATGTCATTTGACTTTATAGAAAATTTTACATTAGAACTTCCTGACTTTTCTAAGTCGGATATCAATTTTTCAGAGTCATTTAATTCAAAGAACGGTTTAATAATAGAAGTCGCTGCAATCCACGAGGGTCTCACTTCTAACTATAATAATTATTCCGCAGTAGAATTAGAAAAAGCACTTCAATCATGGGTAGATCCATATCCAAAGCCAATTATCCTGAATCATGATTTAAACACAGAAGCTATTGGCAGGGTTATGGCTGCAAAAATGGATAAAGAAGAAGATGGTTCTTCTTTCGTCCGCCTGCAGATAGCAATCACTGATCCCGTAGCTGCGCAAAAAGTTCTCGATAAGAGATACTTGACTGGTTCTGTCGGCGGAAGGGCTGGCAAGGCAGTTTGCAGTGTCTCAGGAGAAGATTTGGCGACAGAGGACGCATCAGGTAGACCCAAAGTTGTGAAATACAAAAGAGGCAAAGTCTATAAGGGCAAACTCGCCTATGTGGATATGCAAGACATTAGTTTTAAAGAGTACTCATTCGTAAATCAACCCGCAGATCAAAAGTCAGGCGTTAGAGCTCTAAGGGCAATTGACGGCAAAACAGAACTTTCTGATTCGGAAAATTGGATTGCTCGAAGCAACGCATTCATACTAAGTATGGACAATGAAGATATCTTTTCAATTCAAGAAAATAGATCAATTCTCTCAGATATGAAAAAGAAAGAATCTAAGCCGATCTATCTCCAGTTAAAGGGAGCATTTTTGACAGCCCTATCCATACAGGAGAACGAAAATTACAAATACAATGATAGTTCATTACTATCTGATCAGAATAAAAATATCGATAATTGTCAGGAGAATTCCAATATGGATCAAGACACTAACAGCGATGATATCCTCGCTGCAGTCCAAGAATTAAGTGATGATCTTTCTACAATGTCAGTAGCTAAGGAATCAGAAGTATCAGAAGAGGCAGTTGAATCAGAAGAGACGATTGAATCAGTAGAAACAGTCGAATCAGAAGTTATTGTTACTGAGGCAGATTCTGCTAGCACTATTGCCGGTCTTCAAAAAGTTTTGGCTGACACTTTCACATTTTACTTTGCAGCTCATAGAGCTCATTGGAATGTCGAAGGCGAAGATTTTACAGAGTTCCACATTTTATTCTCGAGTATCTACGAAGATGCACTGGGAGCAATAGACTCAATTGCAGAAAATGTAAGAAAGCTTCAAGGAACACCAATCACGCTTGCTCAGATTGTTATGGACGCATCCTTCAAGGATGATTCTTCTACAACGGAAGCTCTTGGATTAGCAGCAGATCTCTTAACTAAGAATAATATGGTTAATGAATCAGTCCTGTTGGCTTTCGCAGCTGCGAATGAAGCTAATGAACAAGGAATTGCTAATTTCTTGGCAGAACGTGATGATATGCATAAGAAGTGGGCTTGGCAGCTCAGATCTTCACTCAAGATGGAAGCAATGTCTTCTGAAGAATCAGAGTGGAGAGAAAACGGATCTAAGGCTTTGCTTGAAAAGGCAGAAGAACTAGGTAATCAAGAAGTTGATTCAGCTAATTCATCTGAAGCCGAAGAAGATCAAGGGAAAGAAATAACAGGAGCAGACCTCACTGACACAAATGCAGTCTCTGAGCAGGATGTAAATGAAAAAGCTAGAATTCAATCCCTTGAAGAAGAAAATAAGAAACTCAAGAGCGCATTACATAGAACATTGGTCGAAAGAGTTGTCGATACTAAGATCGGACTTGGTTTTGAACTATCAGATGATCGTGAAAAACTAATTGAAGAGTATGCTACAAGAACAGCATCTTCTTTGGCCGATAGCCTGAGAGATCTTGCCAAGACACCAAGCAAGCTTGGTAAAAGAATTGGCGAGATGTTAAACATGCCCACAATTACTTCAGAAGCCGAAGTTTCGGTAAAAGAAGATAACGTGCTTACTATAGACATGGAAGAAGAACCCGTTAAGGCTTCAGATCCGAAAGAGTCTTTTGAGCAAGTTCTAGTTGATGCCCTTATGGGTAGACGTAAACTTTAATATTTAAGGAGATAAAAAATGAGTTTAGCAAAGTTTCGCAAAGTACATAGTAAGACCGGTTCAGGTCGCTTCGTTGTTTCTGAGGGCATAGCTCCCGCAGCATACTTGTTGCCACACCCCGGTCTGCCCACATGGTATTATGACACAGAAGATAATCGCTTCGAAATTGTCATTCCGAAGGGAACCATCCTTTCGGTCGTAGCCGACTCAAATGGCGATGCCCGAGTTGTTCCCGCTAACGGTACAAGCTCAAGCAAGTCATGGGGCGACAATATGAGCAACACAGCGTGGGACCCCACAGCTGGTGCAACACCCGCTTACTCGTCCGGAGCAACTGACACAGTTACTGTGCCTGCTCGTTCGATTCCTATCGGCTGCGCACAATATGATCTTTACAGACCTTTTGATAAGGGTACCTCGCAAGGTGCTGGACTTATAACACACGCGTATGTAGAGTATCCAATGGTCAGCGGTATTAACAATGACGTGCGCGTTGGC